AACAAAGATTTACGTATCGAAAAGTTAGAAGAAAGAGTTGCTAAACTAGAATCACTACTTGAAAGATCATTAACTAAGGGCGAAGAAAACAAAAAAGAAAAAATCGTCAAGGGAATGAAAAAGAACAAAGACGACTTTAAGAAGCGTTACGGCAAAGATGCAGAAGCAGTTATGTATGCAACTGCAACTAAAAATGCCAAAAAAGAATCATTTATCAAAGACGAGCTCTATCGTCGATTAGCAGAATACGAATTTAAATCTGCCAAAAAGTAAAAGTTTTACTTGACAAACATCTAAACATCCGCTATAATATAAGTTAAATTAACACAGGAGTTTAATATGAGTAGTCGTACCTACGGCCAAGAAGAAAAGGCAAAATTACAAAGACTTGTACAGGAAGGTGTAACTGTACTGCAAGAAGTCGAGGATCTTAACACAGGTCTTAAAGACACTGTAAAGGCAGTTGCCGAAGAACTAGATATTAAGCCTAGTCTTATTAATAAAGCAATTAAGATTGCACAAAAACGTGATTGGGATAATCACGCTGATGCGTATGACGATCTAGAAACATTAATTGTCACGCTCGGTTATGATAAGTGATTAATCGCATAAAAGACTTTTGGGTAGACAGTTATACTAGTGATAAGACTGCGTTCTATTTTGAACTAGTAAGTTTTGTATTCACAGTATATGCTAGTCTAACCCTTGCTCTAACAGCAAATGATCCTAATCTACTTATAGTATACCCTGGATTCTTAGTAGGTAGTGTTACACAATGCTATGCTGCTTCTAGACGTGGTGCTGCCTGGGTAATGTTATTAACTGGCTACTTTGCAGTAGTTAATGTGTACGGATACGGAGTTGCCGCAGGATGGTGGTAAAACCTTATCAATGGTTAGCTTGGGTGGCTACAGTATGTTTACTGACAGCCGCTACACTAGCCGCATTTAATGTTTACCCTTTGTACATCTGGGCATTCATTATTAGTAATAGTCTATGGATACTTGTTGGTATTCTATGGAAAGAAAAAAGTTTAATTGTTATGAACGCAGGCTTAACCGTAATTTACGTTGCAGGTTTGTTGTTCTAATAAGTAATAATAACGCCAATAGCAATAGCTAGGCAAGAAGACGGTTAAGTTGGCCATAAGCAACGAAGGAGAAATGAATGCCATACGTAGATGCGATGTTTGATCGCGACCAAGACATTATTCGTGTTGTAGAACGCAAAGACGGTAAAAGACACTATACAGAATATAATGCAAAATATACTTTCTATTATACAGATCAAAAAGGCAAATACAAAAGTGTATTTGGTGATCCACTAAGCCGTATTGTTTGCAAAAACACAAAAGACTTTCGCAAAGAAGTTGCTATTAACAAAGATAAGAAACTTTTCGAAAGCGATATTAATCCTATTTTCCAATGTTTGAGTGAAAACTATCTTAACCAAGATGCTCCTAAACTAAACATTGCATTCTTTGATATTGAGACAGACTTTGATCCAGAGCGTGGCTTTGCTGATCCTAGTGATCCGTTTATGGGTATTACATCTGTAAGTGTATATTTGCAATGGATGGATGCTATGATTTGTTTAGCAGTTCCACCTAAGACACTTACTATGGAAGAAGCAAAGAAAGAACTTGAAGGCATTGAAAATGTAATGCTGTTTGAAAAAGAAGCAGATATGCTTGATACGTTCCTAGACTTAATTGAAGATGCTGATATTTTGTCAGGTTGGAACAGTGAAGGTTATGATATTCCTTATACGGTAAATCGTGTAGCAAGAGTTCTAAGCAAAGACGACACACGTAGATTCTGCTTGTGGGGACAGCTTCCTAAAAAGCGTGAATATGAAAAGTATGGGAAATCAGCTGTTACCTTTGACCTAATAGGCAGGGTGCATTTAGATAGTTTGGAATTATATCGTAAATACACATATGAAGAACGACACACATATAGACTTGATGCCATTGGCGAAATCGAAGTTGGGGAGAATAAAGTTCCTTATGAAGGCACTTTGGACCAGTTGTACAACAATGACTTTAGAAAATTCATCGAATACAACATACAAGATACCGCACTACTGGACAAGCTGGACAAAAAACTAAGATTTATTGATCTTTCTAATAGCATTGCACACGAGAATACGGTGTTGCTACAGACCACTATGGGTGCTGTTGCTGTTACAGAACAAGGTATTATTAACGAAGCACACAATCGTGGACTACAGGTTCCAAATAGGCCTAAGCGTGATGATACAGAGAACACACAAGCCGCAGGAGCATATGTAGCATTTCCTAAGAAAGGCTTGCACAAGTGGGTAGCGTCAATGGATTTGAACTCACTGTATCCTAGTGTAATTCGTGCATTGAATATGGCTCCTGAAACTGTTATAGGGCAAATACGTCCTGAAATAAGTGACAGCCGTGTACACGAAGATATGACACTAAAGAAGAAGTCATTTGCAGGATCTTGGGAAGGACGCTTTGGTACAGAAGAATACGAAGCTGTTATGGAACAACGAAAGGATGTTGCACTTACAATTGATTGGGAAGACGGCCGTACTGATGTACTAAGTGGTGCAGAAATATACCAACTTATATTTGATAGTCAAATGCCGTGGATGCTTAGTGCAAACGGAACAATATTTACAACTGCCTTTGAAGGTGTTATTCCAGGTATCCTAAAGCGTTGGTATGCTGAACGTAAAGATATGCAGAAAATGTTGAAGAAAGCAAAGGATGCAGAAAACAAAGCAGAAATAGAATACTGGGACAAACGTCAGCTGGTAAAAAAGATTAACTTGAACAGTTTGTATGGTGCTATTCTTAATCCAGGTTGTAGATTCTTTGATAAACGTATTGGACAATCAACAACACTTACAGGAAGAACTATTGTTAAGCATATGAGTGCAGAAGTAAACAAAGTTATTACAGGCACATATGACCACGTAGGCAAAGCAATGATATATGGTGATACTGATTCGTGTTACTTTAGTGCTTGGCCTATACTTAAAGATGATGTAGAAAGTGGCAAACTTGAATGGTCTAAAGAAAAGTGTATTACGCTTATGGACCAAGTGTGCGAACAAGCAAATACTACCTTTCCAGACTTTATGTATAAAGCATTTCATTGTCCAAAGAGCAGGTCGGACGTTATTGCCGCTGGTAGAGAAATTGTAGCACAGTCAGGCTTATATATTACTAAGAAACGTTATGCGGCACTAGTTGTTGACAACGAAGGCTTTAGAACAGATGCTGACGGTATAGGTAAAGTAAAAGCAATGGGCTTAGACTTACGTAGATCGGACACGCCTGTGTTTATGCAGGACTTCTTAAAAGAACTATTAACAATGGTACTTACTGATGTTCCACAGAAAGAAGTGCTAGATCGTATTACAGAATTCCGTAAGGAGTTTAGTCAACGACCTGGCTGGGAAAAAGGTTCACCTAAACGTGCAAACAAAGTAGGACACTACAGACGTTTAGAAGAAAAACAAGGCAAGGCTAATATGCCTGGTCACGTGCGGGCAAGCATTAACTGGAATACGTTAAAGCGTATGAACGGAGACAAATACTCACAAGAGATTGTTGATGGTATGAAAGTTATTGTTTGTAAACTAAAACAAAATCCGCTAGGCTATACTAGTGTAGCGTATCCAACAGACGAACTACGTATACCTGAATGGTTTAAAGAACTTCCGTTTGATGATACAGCAATGGCGGAAACAATTATTGATAACAAATTAGATAATTTAATTGGTGTACTAAACTATCCATTAGAAGATACTAAGTCACATACAACATTTAGTAGTTTGTTTGATTTCGGAGAATAAAATGAAAATTAAAGTGGAAATGGAAATAGACACTGACAACAGTCAGGACCTAAATACTATTGAAGAATTAATTGCAATGCTAAAACAATTAGCAGAAAACTACTACGAGGAGTAAATATGAACCTACGTGTTACAGAAGTACAACATTATACTGACAGTCTTTTTAGAATTAAGACTGAACGTCCAAATACATTTCGGTTTAGTGCCGGCGAATTTACAATGATTGGTATGGGCGATAATGATATTATGAGAGCATACAGTATAACTAGCGGACCTTATGACGAAGAACTTGAATTCTATAGCATTAAGGTACCAGATGGTCCTCTTACTAGTAGACTGCAACATATCAAAGTAGACGACAGTATTGAAGTTGGTCATAAGCCAACAGGTACACTTACATTAGCTAATTTAGAACTAGGTGGCGAACTATGGTTACTTGCTACAGGAACAGGCATAGCACCGTTTATATCGCTTCTTAGAGACCCGGCAACATATGATGCATTTGATCATATACACGTTGTGTGGAGTGTTAGAGAACAAGCAGAACTACTGGCATACAATAGTTTCTTGACGGATCAAGATATTGAATACTTACCGATTGTTACTCGTGACGTTGAATGGCCGTTTGAAAGTAAACGTATTACAACACTAATTGAAGAAGGTATGCTTATAGATGATAGTCCTACAATGAATAAAGTAATGATTTGTGGTAGTATGCCGTTTAACGATGATGTTAAAAATTTACTAACTCCTAAAGGCTGGACTGAAGGTAGTCGCAAAACTGCTGGAACATTTGTACAAGAAAAGGCATTTGTATTATGAAGGTAGGATTTACTTGTAGTACGTTTGATCTGTTACACGCAGGTCACGTACAAATGTTACGTGAAGCAAAAGAACAATGTGATTATCTTATATGTGGATTACAAGTTGATCCTAGCGTTGACCGCAAAGATAAAAATTCACCTATACAATCTATTATCGAACGCTACACACAACTAAAAGCAGTAAGATATGTGGACGAAATCATCCCTTACGGTACTGAAAAAGATTTAGAAGATATACTAGAATTATATACAATTAATGTAAGAATACTAGGCGAAGAATATAGAGACAAACCATTTACTGGTAGAGATATTTGTCGTAAACGAGATATAGAACTTTACTTTAATAACAGAGACCATCGGTTTAGTTCAAGTGATTTAAGGAAACGAGTTTGTGAATAAATTTATTTTTGATGTAGACGGAACACTAACGCCAAGTAGAGGTATTATTGATCTAAATTTTAAAGCATTCTTTAATATGTTTTGTCGTGACAATAAAGTTTTTCTTGTTACTGGCAGTGATAGGCCTAAGACAGTAGAACAGATTGGTCAAGACACATACAATCTGTGCTGTACCGTTTACAACTGCAACGGCAATGATGTGTGGCAAAGCAATAAGAACATTCGAACAAACGAATGGAAATTGTCAGAGGCAGCACACGATTGGCTAAGTGAACAACTAACTGAAAGTGAATTTTCTTTGCGTACAGGTTTACACTTTGAACATCGTCCAGGTATGGTGAACTACAGTATAGTAGGGCGCAATGCTAACGCAGAACAGCGTAAGACGTATGTACAATGGGATACTGAAAGACTTGAACGAATTTGGATTGCAGATAAATTCAATTTAATCTTTCCAGAGCTAGAAGCAAAAGTTGGCGGTGAAACAGGTATTGACATTAGTCCAAAAGGATTTGACAAGAGTCAGATTGTAAAAGACTTTGACAAAGAAGATAGACTTTATTTCTTTGGCGATGCGATGCACGAGG